AAGATCAATATGACCCAAAGGGTCTTAACAAAAAGAAAGGAATATAACATGGATAAAAAAGAGTTTGATCATGATTGGTTTGACAAGCATGTCATTGTAGATTTTGGAGACTTTAATAATAAAGAGGACAAAAAGAAAGCTGACGATTTAAAAGAAAAACTGAAAGAGAAACTTGAAGAGGAGTTAAAAAATGAGTAAACCAATTTGTAAAGATTGTGGGGAAGATTTCTCATACAAAGTAGTTAGAGAAACTACAGAGCATTGGAGTGAGCAAAACCAATGTTGGGGTGAGTGTCCATCAGTAAGTTATTACTGTGGTAACTGTGAAAATGAAATTGAATTAGATTAAGAGGAGTTCAAAGATGAAGACTAATTTAGAAAAGCATAGGCACTACCAGAAGACCTCACGTTATCAGTTCTGTGAGATTCCAAATGACGAAGAGGGTAAGCAATTGGTAAAGTCATTGAGAAAGTATCTCAATAGGCATGTTTATACTATTAGGGTCAAAGGGCAATACCTAGATAAGGTTAAGCACCCTGATACCTATTGGGATAAAGGTGCGCCAATTGATGCATGCACTCATATAAGAGTGTACATTGATGAAAGGAGAGCATAGATGAAAGCATATCATAACAAAGGCTTTGGCATGGCATTCTTTGTAGTGTTCTTGCTTCTTGTACCTCTGCCTATACTATCACTGTGGGCAGTGGACGGACAGGATTGGGTGGACAGATTTACTACAAAGTATTTCTCACCTTGGCAGTCTGAATGTTGGGAAACAGCCAAGCATGAACGAGTCTGCAAGGGCGATAACCAATGCAAATGGTTCAGGAACTTCTGCCATGACTGAGGGGCAAGTATTATTATTGACAATAGCATTTGTTATACTTATAACATTAATAACTAACGCAACCATAGGAGTATTTATATCATGAATAGATTTATTATTGAGTTTAATGTGGATGAGATTGCAAAGTCGCTTTGTGATCAGCATATAGTGAAGATGCCACTAGAAGAAGCACAGATGTTATGCACTGCACTATGGCATCACGCACCTGAATATGCAGAGGAGCAAGACTTGTACAAGCCTGTCCACCAGAAGCATCCTTGCACACTGTGGGCTATGCAAACACGTTCTAATTTTTCTTTTGCATATGACCTATACTGTGCCATGCTGTGTGAGTATCATCACAGATATGGCAAATGGCATGGTGCAGGTAAACATAGTGTTGCAATCAAAGACGGTATAAAGTACATACCAGAGGGATGGCAGACACCACATCCACAGTGTTTCAGTGGGCTTGACCATCTCAAGACTGATGAACAGTATCCTATAAAGGCATACCGTGAGTTCTACAAGGCAGACAAGCTCAAGTTTGCACGTTATATCAAGGGCAGATCTATGCCTGAGTGGATGGCTGCATGAACAAGTATAGCAAGAAGAAGAAGACCAGACGAGAGCTACTGACAGACCTGTTGGTAGCTGTTGTTTGCATAGCAATAATTGGTGGGATGCTAGTGTATGCCCACTTTGATATAGTGAGGATTGTAAATGAGTGAGAATCTTAGAATTACACTGCTGATAATTTGGGTTAACTTTTTCTTGGCAGTGGTTACATATGAGGTAGGCAAATGGCTATCTTAGAAACAGCATTTATGTGCATGGCACTTAACATGTATCATGAAGCAAAGAATCAATCTATGCTTGGGCAGATTGCCGTAGGGCAAGTTGTCATGAACAGGGTAGAGGATACTAGGTTTCCTGATAATGTATGTGATGTAGTCACACAAGCTGTTACGTACAAAGGCACAGACAAACCTGTACTACACAAATGCCAGTTCAGTTGGTATTGTGATGGGCAGAAAGACGAGCCTTTGTATGACAGCGAAGAGTGGTGGAATGCACAAGAGTATGCATCCATTGTCCTGTCAGGCACAATCGTGCTTGATGTGACAGAGGGTGCTACACATTACCATGCAACCTATGTGCGCCCTGCATGGGCGAAGACCAAAACACGCACAACCAGAATTGACCGACATATTTTTTATCGTTGGGAAAAATAGTACTTGATTATTTATTTATATAGTATATCTTTAATACATAACACATAACATAAGGAGAACTAACATGGCTTTAGATTTTACAAACAACACAATGGAATTACCAATTGACTTGGACTTCACTACACGCACTGAGAAGACTCGTATGCAAGGTAAGAAATACGTTATCAACAATAACACTGATGAAGTGTTAGGTATTGTTGGTAGTAAGTTTAATTCTGTTACACATAGAGAGTTCTATGATAAGGTGTGCAGAACTATGGCTGAACAGCTTGGTGAAGAAGCAATGGAAGGTGTACAAGTTAGATGGAACACTGCACGTAATGGAGCATTCGCTATGCTTGATGCTACTATGCCTAGCACTAAGGCATTAATCACAACAGACAAGCAACAAACAGAAATATCACAACGAGTGATAGCTCTGCATGGTGTAGATGGTCTGTGTTCTAACCAAGTATTCTTTGGTGCAATAGATTTCTTCTGCACAAACGGCATGATCAGAGGTGAGCATGACAAGGTGCGAAGAAAGAACACTACTAACTTTAGTATGTCTACCTTTATCAAGGAACTAGAGAATGCTAACAGTGACTTCTATTCACAGGCTGAACAGCTACAGGAATGGGCAAGGACACCTCTTGAGTATACCTCAGTAAGAGACATGCTTTACTCTCTCATGGGATCTGAAATGAAAGGTGACAAGATGCTTGGCTTGTATAACCAAGAGATACAAACACGAGGACAAAATGCCTTTGCTTTGTACTCTGCATTCACTAACTATGCATCATATGCAGATGAGAGAAATGGTTTCAAGCTACGTAACACAGGCAATGATACCAATGCTATCAGCATGTGGGGACGTGAGCAGGAAGTTACCAAGTGGGTATCATCAAAGCAGTTCAAAGAACTGGTTGCTGCCTAATGAAGCTACCTCGCTACATGTATAAGAGGTACACACCTAAGGGGGATCGGACATTTAGGTTCAGTCCCCCTCGTCAACTTATTGACAGTGGTGTTGTATGTCGCAGAGAACTTGGTAAAAATTTTAATGAAGCAAAAAAAGTTGCAGATGAATTAAACAAATTGATAGATGAGTATCGTCAGGAAATGCTGACAGAGTCTGTGGTCACACGATCTACTACCCTGTCAGAATTATGTGACATATATCTTTTGTCTAATGATTTCAATGCTTTACGTGACTCAACTAAAGCTGATTACATCTACTTTATTAAGATACTTTGCCTAGATTTAGGTGAGAAAAAGTGGCATACTATATCTAGTAGGTTGGCTAAGAGGACTTATGAACTCTGGGTCAAACGTGGTGTGTCACTTGCAAACCATGTGTGCAGTATTGCATCACGCATCTACAACTATGCGACTGAGATGGAGTATGGGAATCACAATCCCTTCTCTAACATAAGACGTAAGTCTACCAAACCTAGACGTGTAGTGTGGGCAAAGGAACATGTGCGTCAATTTCTTGACTATGCTTATGCAAACTACGAGTACAGAAGCATTGGCTTGATAGTACAGATGGCATACGAGTGGTGTCAGAGAATAGGTGACATGCGTTTGCTCACTTGGAATGACCTTGACATGGACAAGGGTATGCTCACACTAGAGCAGTCCAAGCGTAGATCAAAGGTGTTTCTGCCTATAAGTGACAGCTTGTATGACATGCTGTATGAACAGCAGGGTGACTTTGGCTTTCAACAGTACGTAGCTCCCAATGTAAGCCCCATACAGGGCGAGTACAAGCCCTATGGGTTGGAGAGTGTATCAAAGATTGCAAAGCGTGTCATGAAGCATTTAAACCTGCCTGATGAACTCCGACTTATGGATCTCAGAAGGACAGGAGTTACAGAAATGATTGACAGTGGAGTCCCAATGGGGCAACTTATGTCAGTGACAGGTCACACAAATGTACAGTCTGTCAAGCCATACATGAAACACACCTACGAGAGTGCTAAGAATGCTCTCAATACAAGGAGTAAATACAATGTATAGTATATATAACATTATAAGTGATATAGATATATTAAATGGTGAAACAAAAAGAATGAACTGTCCTGAGTGTGGTGGGTTCAAGACCTTCACTATCACCAACAACATGGGCAGAATGCTGTGGAATTGTTATAAAGCTTCTTGTAATATTAGTGGATCTAAGCCTGTGCATCTATCTGTAGAGGACATTAAGAGAACTTTACGTAGAGAAGAGAAACAGACTGAACATTTTGTAATGCCAGAATATATCGTGCCATACAAGGGGCAGCGTGACATTACTAGGTTCATGGAGAGGTTTGACTTGATGGGTGGACTATACCATGATGTAAAAGATAATCGTGCAGTGTTTCCCATTGTGCATGATGGCATCACAGTTGATGCAATAGGGCGAAGTCTCAGAAATAGTTTGCCTAAATGGAAAAGATATGGGAATAGTGGCTTGCCATTTACATCTGGTTGTGGTAAAGTCGCTGTAGTTGTTGAGGACTGTGTCAGTGCCGTAGTTGTAGGCAGTGACGTGTATGTTGGGGTTGCTGTGTTAGGCACATCACTGTCTGATATACACAAGAGGTACTTGTCACAGTTCTCTTCAGCAATTGTAGCTCTTGATCCTGATGCACTACCCAAGGCAACAGAGATGTGTAAAGATCTCAGGAGTGTAGTAGACACAGTAAAGGTACTTAGATTAACCGATGATTTGAAATACAAGCATCCTAACGACATTGAAAAACTAACAGCAATAGGAGAAGAACTAAATGGAACAAGCATTAATACGTAGTCTGATGAACAAAGACTTCTATGATGATCATAGAGGTATTCGCTGTCCTGATAAACTATTTACCAAGGACATGCGAAAGATAAAAAACTCTGTGGATTATGCCATGCAACAGTATGATAGGACTGTCACACCTGATGAGGTTGAGGTCTTGTTTATGGCAAACAATCCTACACTTACCACTGCACAGAAACAAGCCTATGGTGATCTGTTTACACGTATCAAGAAGGAATCACCTCTTGGTAATGATGTAGCACAGGAAGTATTGTCTAAGCTGTTTCAGCAAGTGGTGGGTGAAGAGATAGCCAACCTTGGCTTTGATTATGTGAATGGATCTCAGTCTAGCCTTGAACCTCTACGCAATCTGCTAGAGCAGTATGGTGATGACTTCATACCTACCATGAACATAGAGTGGGCTGACATATCTATTGAAACTTTGCTTGCAAAGAATGCAATGGAAGCACGTTGGGCATTCAACATACCTAGTCTTACACGTAAGATAGAAGGTGTGAATGAAGGACACTTGATCGAAGTTGGAGCTAGACCCAATACAGGCAAGACATCTTTTCATGCATCTATGATTGCAGGTGACAATGGCTTTGCCAGACAGGGTGCTAAATGCGTTGTGTTATGTAATGAAGAATCTGTACATAGGGTGGGTATGCGTTACCTGACTGCAAGTTCTAACATGAATCAATACGAGATCAAAGATAATCCCAAGGTTGCACACGAGAGATA